CACTCCATCAGATCCTCAGAAAAAAAGATCCACACCCCTGGACAAGAGAACAGCCAGAGCCATGTCCAGGGCAGGACATCTGGCCAAACAGAATAAAAAACTGATCCTGGAGAATGAGGCACTGAAAGCAGAACTGGCAGCACTTAAGGAGGTGTGATATGACAATCCTCCGTGTAAACAAGACTGAACGGTTCTCCATCATTTCCAACGTCCATCTTAATGACACCCGGCTCTCCTGGAAAGCCACAGCCATTTTGACTTATCTGTTGTCAAGGCCGAATGACTGGACTGTACATGTGGAGCAGTTGGCCAAAACAAAGAAATGCGGAATCAAGGCAGTATTTTCCGGCGTTAAAGAATTGAAGGAATACGGGTATATTGAGCATGTATTTATCAGAGATGAGAATGGCAGAATGGCGCGCGGTGAATATATCGTTCATGAAGAGCCGATATCTGTTGAAAACCCCGTAAATACTGACTCTGTACCGTATGCCCAAAATGGGCATACCGTAAAACGGCATACCGTAAATCCGCATGCCGAAAATCGGCGGCTACTAAATACTGATAGAATACCAAGTACTGAGTTTACTAAAAACGACGACGACATAGCAGAGCCACAGACTCCATTGCCAGCAGATCCCCCACCGGAAGTAGAAAAGCCGTCGTCGTCGTTTTCTTTTGATGTTTCTCTTTTGCCTGAGCAGTTCAGGGAGTCAAAACTCTTGCAGACACGGATCTCAAAAGCTCTTGAAAAACATGGCAAGGAGTATGTCAACCAGACGCTTATGTATGCCTCTGATCACTCTACAGCTTCCACTGCTTCTGCATTCGGTGCCTTCTTTGGCCGGGCTTTGGATGGCGGTTGGGGTGAGGGGTATGATTCCTCAGAGGATCTCCTGGGGAAAAAGGCAAAGATCAACAGACTCATGAAAGAAGAGCAGGAGCAGGACAGAAAACGGGCAGAGGAGCAGGCCAGGTGGAAGCGGATGCATGAGGCTCTTGATCAATTGCAGCAAAAGAAGCCTGAAGAGTATGCCAGACTTGAGAAACAGGCTGCTGATGCTCTGGGTTTGAATCTTAAGCGGCTGAAGTCTGTCATCGGTGGCAGGCTGAAGATCCGGCATAAGATGTTTGAGTTGATGGGGGTGTGAGATGGCAAGTCACAGAAATCAAAAGTGAATTATCTTGCTTTTTCTTGAATTTGTTATATTTTTTGTGTAGTGCTATTGCCAATACAAAAAAACATATACAGGAGCAAGTTATGGGAAAAACAGCCACTATTCAAACCCGAGTTGATCCAGATGTAAAGAATCAAGCCCAGATCATATTGAAAAAATTGAATATCTCAATGTCTGAGGCTATTTCAATGTATCTTTCACAGATTACATTGCACCAGGGGATTCCATTTGAAATTAAAATACCAAATGCGGTCACAGCAAAAACTCTGAAAGACTCTGAGGAGGGAAAGGATCTGCATAAAGTTGATTCTGTTGATGAATTGTTTCAGGAGCTTGACAGTTGAACCTGCACTATACAAATCAATTCAAGAAAGACTTCGAGTCAAAACTCTCAGGGTTGGTATATAATGCTGAATCCATCAGCTGTTGGCAGGATGAAGAGTGGCGTTTGTGTACACATTTTTCACCTGCTAAATTTTCCTTCAATTTCCTGAATTTGATTTTTAAAAAATAGTAGCATACTGTCTTCTGCAAAATCTCCATAAAGAAGCCATCTTAACCATTCATCAAGAATCATGATAGCATCTTTACTGAGACGATAGTTAGTAAGTTCAATTGTATCATGATGTTTTCCGATAGGTTGAAGATGATCTAGCCTCATAATGGATTCAATTGCACCTTGGACAGGCAATTTGTCCCACATAAATTGTGGATATACACATTGTCGTACACGTTTTATAAATTCCGGGTTAAAACCAGCCCGTTTTTCACCCTCATCTACACCGTAATAAGGAACAACAAGGATTGTTGGAGCGGTCTGCCAGTTAGGTTTCCCAAGAGTCAATCTGGCATCGACAAGCTCACCACCTTCACAGATAATGATTGCTGGTCTTTTCTTAGCCCTGTATATAGAGTTTATTTCATTTTCAAAAGCTGGAAGAGCGGCAACGGGAATTACAGGTCTTCTCTGGGGTTGTTTAATTCTGAGTGGTTCTATAGAAAAGTTTGCATGAGTGTGATCAGTAGGCTCTGAACGCCCGATTGCAATTAGTTGTTTTGGGATTTGGTCTACATGGGGTAAAAAGGCTTTTATCAATCTTCCACGGCAATATTCAGCAGAATTATCTTCTTCCCACCAGTCTTTTGTTAAGAATTGAACAGACTCTTCAGGGTACATCTGGATCAAACCTCGCTTTGGATTCCCAGATATCGTCAGAAAAACAGGCAATACCGTGTATTGTTTTAATCTCTTCTCCAGCTAACAAGTCCAATGTTTTCAGGCCCTCAAAATAAATATCATCATATGGTGGTGGGGTGAAGCGAATTTGAGGTTTTCTCTTTTTCTCTTCAAGCCTTTTCTGAAATTCTTTTTTCAACTCATCCATAGCTTGGCTTTTTTTCTTTGCCTGCCGTACTGATAGATTTTCAGAGCTGCTGCCAGTCAAGTCAAAATTCTTTTTATTCTCTTTTTTCATATGTTCAGGAATGTTAAAATCCAGCATATCTCCAGGCTTTGCTCTGAGCATGGGCCATGTTTTATATACATAATCAAGAAGGTCTTCGGTGATTGCATTGAATTTATGTACAAAACGTTGAATGGTAGTTGTTATAATTAAAGGTAGCTGGCTTTCAAGCTTGTTGTACAGCTGTTCATTGACTTTAATCCATCTTATAAAATCTTTATCATATTTGGATGCAATGATTTTTTTGTCTGCTCCAATAGCCTGTAGAGCAGGTTCAATTCTTAAATAAGCAGCTTCACTCCAAGGACCGAAATGATGAAATCTCCAAGGCAGATTGGTATAAGTTATACCATTATTAGCTTCAGCATGTTTTAAATCAGCAAGATAAATATATTTTATTAAGTGGATCTGGCCAAGTTCTTGATTTGCAAAATCTTCCTGTCCGGCAGTTGCCAGTGCAAATTGTAAGATGAGATCTGTTTTTGTAATAGTTGTATTGTCCATTTTTGCAAAATTTCATCCATATTTTTTAAGGAGTATGCTTTAAAAGTATTGTTAAACAATGACTAACTCTTGTCAATGTTTTTAATAATTATTCAAAAATCATACCAACACCCCTATAATCTAGTAATCTACTACATGTAGTACCAACCCCCTTTTTTTCTCTTGCATTATTCAATATCTTGTCCTCAGTTCGAAAAAAACTCAAAAACGAATCGGGTAGAGGATAAAAAATAATGGCCACACTTGAAGAACTTCAGCAGGAACTCAGTGCATTAAAATCCACAAAAAACAAGATCCTCACAGGTGCTCAGGAGTATTCCGGCATGCAGGGCAAGATCTCTGTAAAACGGGCTGATCTGAGTGCCATCAGTGCAGAGATACTGGATATTGAACGCAGGATTGCAATTGTCAAAAACAACTGCCAGCTTTCATACTCCCAGGCTGTTTTTTCTGGAGAGAGATAATGCAGATCCAGAACTCTATATATAACGGCCTGACCCGCATGATTGCCAGCGGGATTGCTGTTGTATCCCCTTCGCGTGGAATCTCCTACCTGCTGGGTCGAGAGAATTTTCGCTCCTACACAGCAGGTTCCATGCGGGGGCCAAATAAAAGATGGATACCCCGGAACAAGTCCGGTGATGCAGAGATAAAACAGAACTTCAACCTGATCATGGCAAGATGCCGAGACATGGCCAGGAACAACCCTTATATCAAGGGTGTCCTGGGTAAGATCTGCAATAATGTTGTCCGGGCAGGCATCAGGCCACAGGCAAGAGTCAGAATCAACGAAACAATACTTGATGAAAAGCTTAACAGAAAACTGGAAGGCAGATGGAAAAAGTGGTCAAGAAAAAAATATATTGATCTGTCAGGCCATGACTCCATTGCCTCTATCCAGAAACTTGTTCTGAGACACATCTGGACAGATGGAGAGGTTCTGGTTCATCGGGTCTGGGATAAAAGTCTGCTTAAAAAAGGGATTATCCCCTTCAGGCTTGAGGTGCTTGAGTGTGATCTTCTTGCAAATCACATTGATGGTGACCAGGGCAACGGCATCATTGCAAAACGGGGAATAGGTTTTGACAAAAAAACAGGCAGACCGGTCAAATATTATATCCTGCCAGCACATCCTGGAGACTATCAGTTCCTCAGCTCCAGGCAAAATGTGATCGAGGTATCTGCATCTGACATCATCCATATTTTTGAAAAAGAGAGAGCAAGCCAGACACATGGGGTCAGCTGGTTTGCCTCCATTGTCATGGAGGCGTTTGACCTGTCCGAGTACCAGAGTTTTGAGCGTATCGGGGCAAAGGTTGCTGCTGCTTTTGGTGTTTTCGTCAAAACCCAGTACCCGGAACTGATGGGTGGTGGCTCACCATTAGCCGGTACCGGACAGGATGCAACCAAAGTATTGCCAGACTACATTGAGCCGGGAAGGATTCAGACTCTTCCCATGGGCACAGAGATTCAGATTGCATCCCACAAACGCCCAGGAGAGACCTATGCACCCTATGTCAAGCAGTCACTCAAAGGCATGAGCGCAGGATCTGCAACAAGCTACAGCACATTTTCCAATGATTATTCAGATTCCTCCTATTCAGCAGACAGAGCGGCAAAACTTGAAGAGCGTCTCTCATTTGAGGGGCAGCAGGGTTTTTTGAATGAAAAACTTAATGATGATCTGTGGCAATGGTTTATGCAGGGGATCTTCTTGGCTGGTCTTGAGAACATCGCTGATTTTTCGGCAACCCCGGATAAATACACAGAGGCAGTTGAATGGCAGACTCCAGGCTGGACATGGGTTGATCCTCTTAAAGACAGCAAAGCAGCAGAGACAGACCTGAATAACTCCATCACAACTCGTAAAAAGCTGCTTGCATCACGCGGAGAGGATTTTGACGAGACTGTTGAACAGCTTGTGTATGAAGAGACACGGTTGCTGGAACTCAACAAACTGAAAGCGGAGAACAAAAAGTATGGGGAATAAAAATAACCATCAGCCAGGTCTTCAACCTGGTGCCACACCATCAGAACATAGTGCGTCAAACAGGAACACAGCAGACCTGACAACCAGAGCGGTGAGCCTTTCACCATCCACATTTGATGAAAAAACAAGCAGCGTCAGAGCTGTTGCCACAACTGAAAAGCCAACACGGGTTTTTGATTACAGTCAGTACGACTATGTGGATGAAATTCTCAGGATGGATGGTTGCATTTTGCCGACATCCGGGCGTGTGCCTCTGCTTGATTGTCATTCACGTTGGGGAGTCAAGGACATCTTAGGCAGTGCCGGAGACTTTAAAACTTCAGAAGCTGGTGGGTTCAAGGCTCTTGAGTGCACAGTCACATATTCCGCGACACCGGAAGGCAGCAGCGCAGCACAGAAAACCAGAGAGGGACATCTTACCGATTACTCTGTCGGATACAGAGTAAAAGAAAAAGAGGCCTACTGGGTACCGGACGGGCAAAAGCAGATCATAAACGGCACTGAGTATGAAGGCCCGTGCAAGGTGGTTACTGCCTGGGAACTTAAAGAGCTATCCGCCACACCCATAGGGGCTGATGAGCATGCAAAAACAAGAAGTGAACATATCAATATATTAAAAAGGGAGGGCAATATGCCTGGAGCAAACACAAACAGCAATACAAACAATAACAACCCAGGATCAGATCCAAGTGGACAAGCTCCACAGGGTCAGGGCCAGCCTTCTCAGGATCCGGGCCAGAGAGCTGATGGAGGAGCACCTCCTCAGCAGCCACAGACTCAACCACAGACGCTGGCAAAAGGAGCCTCTGAAGCTGAGATGCAGAAAGTAAGATCAGATGCAGCCATAGCAGAGAGATCCCGCATTACAACAATCACCCAGAGGTGCAGCGTGGCAGGTCTGGGTGATGACGTTGTCGGGGACTTTATCACAAGGGGGCTGTCAGTTGAGGATGTGAGCACAGAAATTTTTAAGCGACTTGAGGATGGTAATCAGCCAGTGGGAGCAAGACGTTATGATGTGGGTCAGGAAGCATCTGAAAAGTTCCGCAGTGCAGTGACTGACGGGCTTGCATTTCGTGCCGGAGTCACGGTTGAAAAACCGACTCCAGGTTATGAGGAATTCCGAGGCAGAAGTCTTCTGCGAATTGCTGAGGAGTGCATCAGTGTAGCTGGTGGCAATGTGAGAGGTGTAAGAAATCTTGATATTGCAGGCTATGCCATGGGTATTGGTACCAGAGGGATGGGATCTGCAAGCACAAGTGATTTTCCCCTGATTCTTTCCAATGTGGCCAAAAGACGTCTTTTGCAGGCGTATGAAGAGGCAGAAGTAACCTGGGATATGTTCTGTAATGTTGTGCCTGCAAGTGATTTCAAGCCTATGCAGGGGCTTGATATATCTGCTCTGCCCACGCTCTCATTGCTAAACGAAAACGGGGAATACAAAGATGTCACCATGTCAGAGATCGGGGAGTCATATGCCATCAAGACATATGGCAACATGTTTGTTCTGACAAGACAGATGATCATCAATGATGATCTGCGTGTATTTCTCAAGATCCCCATGAAGTTCGGAGCAGCATCAAAACGTACAATCAACCAGACTGCTTATGCTCTTCTGAATGCAAACCCCGCTCTGGGTGATGGCAAAGCTCTCTTTCATGCTGATCGCGGCAATATTGTTTCTGCTTCAGGTGCTGTTGGTACCCCTTCAATCGCATCATTGTCAGAAGGTCGGCGTCTGATGCGTAAATTCAAAGATCCAGGAGCAAGAACAGCTTTGAATCTGACCACTAAATTTCTTGTGGCTGGCACAAAGCATGAGACCAACATTGATATCATCCTTGCCTCTGCTGCTCTTCCAATGGCTGATATGTCTTCTGGTGTTACTAACCCCTGGAAAGGAAGACTTGTTCCGGTAATTGATGCAGTTCAGGACTCTTATTCAGAAGATGCATGGTTCCTGTTTCCTGATAAATCAGCAGCAGACACCATTGAGGTGGCGTTCCTGGATGGTGTGCAGACCCCGTATCTTGAGGATATGGTGGATTTTGACACTGATGGGATCAAGTACAAATGCCGGATTGATTTTGGTGTTGGTGTGATGTCGCCTAAGATCGTTAAAAACCCAGGCGCATAATTAAAACAAATGCAGAGGCAATCCTTTCAGGTTGCCCTGTTGTAGGGACAATCCCCTGTGGTTGTCCTTTAAATAAGGAGAAAAGAACATGGCTCAGAATCATATTCAGTCAGGAAAAATATTGCAGTACACCAACAGTACCGAATCTACAATCACATCAGGCACACCGGTTGTTGTTGGTACATGGGTAGGGGTTGCCCTGGGAGATATTGCAGATGGAGCAACCGGCAGCGTGGCTATTGAAGAGGTGTGGGATCTTCCCAAAGAGGCAGAAGCCCTGACTCAGGGAGCAAAGGTCTATCTGACATCAACAGGCAAGATCACTGCCACATCAACTGACAACACTTACGCAGGCAAGGCGTTTGAGACCGTGACAAGCGGTGAGGCAACCGTCCCTGTAAAAATCAACGCATAGTGGAGGCACTGACCAGTGGCTGATGACCTGAAACAGATCATGGTTGAAGATCTTGATACCATTGTTTTTGACACCGCAGAGGGAGCAGACTTTGCGGTGTTCACCTCATCAACCGGCACAGTGGTAGATCCGTGCAAGGTTATGGTTGAACATGATGTTCTGGTTCAGCTTGAAGGGTATGAGTCAGGAGTCTCCACCCTGGGTACAGCCATCACAGCCATGTTTTCTGATGTTGGAAGACCCAAAAACGGATCTGTCTTTGTGGTAGCTGGCACAGAGAGATACACAGTGAAAGGGATTGAAGAGTGTGACGGCATCACAACAAAAATGAAAGTGGTGAAGTCATAAAGGAGAGCAGATGAGCACAGGAACGAGTGGAATCCAGATCAACCAGGCGCAGTTGCAGAGTGTCCGGACTTTGCTTTCTGATATTCAGAACGGGGCTAAAAAGGCCATGGTGACAGCTATCAATAAAACCATGATGACCACAAAAGTTCAGATCAAAAAAAAGCTTGGTGAGCAGCTTAATCTTAAGGCTGCCCGCATTGAGGAGGATCTGTCGGTTGAAAAAGCAAGTTACGAGAACCTTTCCGGCAGAGTTGTTGCCAAGGGAGAACCGGTTGGCCTGGTTAACTTTGCAGGCTCACAGCTCAAGAAAGGTGTGAAGGTCAAGGTGATGAAGGGTGGCGAATCTAAGTTGCTTAAACATGCTTTCAGGAAAAAGGTCTCCGGGAAAGAACATCTGTGGTGGAGACAGCGGAGATCTGACGGCAGGCTTGTGGCAAAATATCATCTTGAAAGGCTCGAGGGGCCAAGAATAGAAGACATTCTGGCAAAACCAGAAATTATTGATCCAATCAATGAACAGGCAGTCGATCTGCTTGTAGAAAATCTCGATAAAGCAGTCACAGAAATCTTAAGGAGGAACGCACTCTAATGGCAGAGACAATCAGAGAACAGATCATAACCGCATATGTGAACCACCTTGGAACAATGCTGATATCAAACGGCTTTATCCACAACTGCGGTGCCTCTGTATTCAGAGCACAGAAAAATATTGATGAAGATTTCCTTCCTGCTGTTGTTCTGCGGCCAAAGCCTGAGACAGCACAGAGATCATACGGAGAGAATGAGATCACGACAAAACTCCGGATTGAAGCCATGGTTGGGTTTGATCCCACTGCTGAGAACTCAGAGGAGACAGCATCCAAGATCCAGAACGAACTCCTTGGGGATATTATCCGGTGCATGACTGGTACTGAGACAACAGTAACAGAGTTGATTGATGATATCAGCTATTCAGAGGGTGGCCCGGCAGAGATGCCAGGGGAGGAGGACACTATTGTGGGAGCCTATGCCGAATTTGAGGTGAGGTACCGGACTGCTATAGGAGATCCATACAAAGTCAGCTCATAAAAAAGTATATGCAGGAGGTTCAAATGATAGATTTAAAAGGGAATATGTTTTTGTACGAAGTTAAAGAGTACAAAATGATTACCTCAGATAAGAAGCTGTTGACTATACAGGTATTGAAAGATGTCACAGGCAAAGCTCCTAAAAGATATATAGCAAAGCCTACCTCAGACACAAACGACCTTCAGCATTCAGCACCTGAATTTTCAGGGGTCGGTGAATCAGAAGAACAGGCATTGCAGGATTGCATTGATAAAATTCTGGATAAGGACATCAGTGAAATATTGATTTCCAGGAACAGATAACAACAAGAGATAAAAGGAAAACAACATGCCAACAGCATCAAATGCAAAACTTATGAAGGAATCAATTCCGTCATTTTTCGATTTTACCGAGGCCACAGACTCTGGAGATCACACAATATTCACATTACCAGGCAAGACAATTTTTTCAGCCAGAGATGGATACGACCTGGATGTTATGCCCGATGGCGTTGTGACAGGGGGAACAATGCTCTCTACTCACGCAACAGCAGACACTGTCGCATGTCCGGCTATCACAGCTAATCTGGCAGGCATAGAAACGCTGGTGTCAGCAGGAACAGCAGTAATAACCAGACCAGCGACCAACGTTGCCAAGATCAACTCTATTACAATCAACTCATCAGGAGCCATTGCAGTAATCGCTGGAGTTGATGGTACTACCACCACGTTCACAGAAGAGCGCGGAGAAGCAGGTGGCCCTCCGTTTATCCCTGTCGGATCAGTTGAGCGTGGACAGGTCAGAGTGACAAGCAGCACCTCTGCAGTGATATCGGCAGCAGAGCTTTTTCAGGAGATTGGTTCCCATGTTGAGCGTTTCGACTCGCCAACCTGGGAAGTATATAACCTCGGGCTTGGAGATAAGGCCTCATCCACAGCGCAGAAAAATGCTCATATTGAATTTTCTGATGTAATAGGGGAGGCGATACATACCGGAAACACGTATAGGAAAGTGTATGTCAGAGGATATACACCGACTTTTGCTGAAGTGGGGAGTTCAGTTGATCTGTCCCCCAGTGAGTACAGCTACTCCTCTTCATCTACGCAGGTGTACGGCAACAAGTCAATTGGAAGCTCCTCTCAGTCTCTTGGGCAAGCAAGCTTCACAGCATACCTGAAAGACGGCGTCTCTGATGAGCTGGTCAAGGATGAAGGAGACAACATGGTCTTCAAGTTCTGGCCGGATCGCCTTAAGACTCCATATCTTCTGACTCAGGGGAAGCTTGGCATCAAGACCTCTTTCCCTGCGGCATCTAATATCAATGTTGCTGCCACAATTACCACAACAGAACCCACTGTAAGATTCTCATCATAAGGAAGGAGAGAACGATGCCATTTGATTATGAAAAGTTTGAAGCAGCTTCGGTCACGTTTCCCACGAAGAGGATTCCGGTACCGCTTTTGAAAGACTTTTTCCAGGATGGCGAGGAAGCTATCTGGGAGATCAAGCCCTTGACCGGGTTGGAGCTGGCTGTAGTTGAAGAGGCAGTTGAGAACAGAGTTTTTGCGCGGAGAAAAGCTGCGGTTGATGCGATCAATGCAAGTTCTGGCGGGTCCATCAGGCAACTGAAAGATGGTTATGAAGAGCTTTTGCAATCAGGAGAGGAAATCCCAGTTAACTATGTCCGTTGGATCAAATTAGTGCAGTACGGATCAGTGCCTCCTTGCCCTGAAGATCTTTGTGTCAAAATGGCGTCAGTTAAGGGTGGGGTGTTAAGGCGTCTGGCTCATGAGATAGCAATGCTTTCAGCCATGGGAGCTGACCTGGGAAAGTAGAGAGGCTGTGGGGAAACAATAATATCAGAAATGCAATGCAACTCTGTTCCCTGTCCGGACAATTCCTGTTTCAGGTTATGCCGGACAGGTTTCCCCACGGCCGGATTGATGCAAATGAGATGGAGCTGTGGAAGCGGTTTTATTCTGAAAGAGAAAAAGAGAGAGAAAACCGAAAAAGGCAGAGGTGAAACGTGAGTGATCTTGAGCGTACAGTTGAAATTATTTTCATGGGTGTTGATTCTGCCTCTGATATTATCTCTGGCTTAGGCAGCGGGATGGAAAGTTTTGGAGATAAGATCAGCGGAATAGGAGATCCTTTTGCGGAGATAGCAAAAGGCGTGACAGCTCTCGATCTGTTGATTGTAGGGCTTGGGGTGGCGGCGTTGAAGGCCAGGTCAGACATTGAAGCTGAAACTGTCAAGATGGGGAACGCTCTGGCCATTCCGTCGGAGAAGGCTGAGGAGTTTGCAGAGGTTGCCAGAGCTGTTTACAAGGAGGGCTTTGGAGAGTCAATAACAGAGGTGTTTGAGGTGGTTACCGAGGCATCAAGGAGATTTGGGGATGCTTCTACTGAAGAGATCGAAAAGATTACAACAGCATCCTTCAAGCTTTCTAATACCTTCGGATCTGAATACTCTGA